ATAATTCTTTGGCGATCTCACTTTTTGAAGCTGTCGCAAATCCTGGCGAATTTGCCTGCTGCAGTAGGAAATAAACCTTATTCCAGTCGGTCGGTTTGGGATATCCGTTAAAATTAGATTCTATTGTACTCATGTATTTAAATAGTTAGGTAGTTAGGTAGTTTTTCAATTCGTGGGAAGGTGATTTTTGGATCAGAATAGGTAAACTCTAGATCGGCTTCATTGAGTGATCCGTCCGTTAGATCAAGGGCCGGTTCTTTAAAATTTATCAGTCTGGCTGCACCGTCGAGAACGTGATAGCACTGGTAACTGTTTATCATTTCGACAAGTAGGACCTGATCGGTATGGCCAGTTATATAGCCGGTGTTTTTCTTTACAGTTCGTGTGCGCTCATCCGCGTATTTTATTGTACGCTTGTCAAAAAGGGCTAAAGATGGAACGTTTTTATAGCTATCGGTCTTTTGTCCTGTGAGAACAATACTTTCCCAGCCTCCTAGGCGATTCTGGAAAATAAAGTATTCATCTTTAAAGATTTCGTTAGGTGCGATAACATAATACCGTGTCTGCATATTAAGTTCCCCTGCATCATTTTGTCCAAATACAGAATACTCAATCAGCTTTTTGGCAGATTGCCGTTTTACCAGGTATGGGGATATATCCACGGTCTGAACTTTCCCGGCCAAAAGGGTGCCGAATGAAAATGTTTCTGTGGTTTCATCATCGTAAAGAGCCTTCACTTTAACATTTATCTTTTGACGGGCAAAAGCTGTAAGGTGGACTGGCTGAAATGATCTGATCAGACGGCGTGATATGGGAACATTTAACCAGGTCGTCGAAAAGAAAATATCAAGATCTAAAGGCTGTTCGTAGTAAAACCCCTTCATAGCCGTAAAATTTACTTCCTTGGATCCGTCCGTGTCGGCGACAACAAGCTTATAGACTCCAGCTGCATTATTGTGTGTGAGGATACCTTCGGTTTTGGGGTAATCAATAGTCTGTAAGCCGTCGATCAGGGTATCAAAATCCAGCTCGACCGGCGTTTCCGAATCGAATGGAAAATACTTTTCCTCCAATATCTTAACCGAGTCACGATAGAGCGTTACAGTTGTTGAAGCTTTGTCGCTCTTGTAAAGAAGAGTCGGCAGACTCAATGTATAGTTAAGTTCCTGGGGCTGTGAAATGATCGTGATCATAAGTTACGGAATGATGATGTCATAAGATAAGCCAAGGCCAAAACCATAGGTGAGGCCGGAAGGTGTGATCACCGGACCGGCAATTGCAGAAATGCCCCAGCGTGATGGCTGTTTAACTTTCGTGTAGTCCTGTAAGTTGCTGATCTGGATACGGTCATCGTCAAAGATCCAGGCAGCATTATATTGGTATGGCTGAAAGATGTTTTTGCGCTCCGGATAGACGATCTTTCGGGCGGTCAGGTTTACTTTAGGGATCCAAATATTGGAGTCGATGTTATAGCGAATATCGAATGTCTTATCCTTTAGGTGCGCCCATTGGCCACGGCTGTCGCTGTATTTTATACCGTGCAACGAATCCTGCAAAACGACCGTAAAAGCCTCGAACGATTTGGCTTTGCGGATCCAGTTGTCACGTTCTGATTTGGTGATCCGGAGCGCATCGGCCAAAGTATCAGCAAGCCCTTTGCTGACGTACTGATCCAGTGATAATGTTGATTGGACGGGACGGAACTTGAAGATCGTTTCGCCCTTGGTGGTGTCCCTGATCGTGTTAATGACCGGGATGTAGATCGACTGTGCGGGTCTGCCTGCAAGTTCGATGTTCTGTTTTTTTAATTCTCTGTTTGAATTGAACTGGATGCCAATTGCAACCAAACAGATTACGATGATTGAGATTAAGAGTGTTTTCATGGCATTATGTTTTGGTATTGTTTACGGAGTGATGAGTCGTTTTTGGCCGTATTCTGCTGGCGCCTCTCAGACTGCAGCACGTATTGCAAAAGCTGTTTGCGTGTATCAGAAAGTTCGGCTTGGGCCGCTTCTAGCTGATCCTGGCAGTTCTTGTCACTGGTGGTCTTGTCTTCGCGGCCATTGGAAAGGAGCCAAATAATAAGGATGACCAGCAAAGCGAATACCGCGGGTTTGAAGTATTTCGCAAAGCCTTTCAGTAGCATCGGGAATAATGTTTTAAGTAGTTCGGTCATCGTGTTGATTGTTGGTGTAAAGGTGCATAGGTTAGGTGTGTGAGTAAAGGACATCCGTCAGACTTCAATCAGTTCCACATTGGCCGGATCAATTCGGTCGTGCTGAATCGTGTATTCAATCCGTTCAATGAAAAAATTACGGCCGTTGACGTGTACTTTGTCGGTGATGGAGAGATTGTTCAGATCGAGGGCAGATAGCAAAAAGGATCCTTTAATTTTTAGGCGCGGTTTTTCAATCCAAGATTTGAAATCCTGGTGATATCGGGTGATCAGTCCATCATTTCCATCCCATTTCAGGGAAATATCATTGTTTTTATAGGGACTTAAGAATGGGTAGTTCTTTCCATTGACGGTTTTTGTACCAGCATATAATAAGAGAGAAAGGTCTGTTGGACGTACCTGTCTGGGTGATTTCTTTGGATCTTCTGGAGTCTGTGGATCCCAGCGCGGAACAATCCAGAACTTTTTATTTTCGGTATCTTCTTCACCGGTCCAGTAAATTGCCGGCTGCAGGTACAATTGTTTGATATCAGCTTTTGCATTGAACTTGTTCTGATCGGCTACCTCTTCCTTTGGGGTGATTTCTTTGTACCCCTTGAATTCATAGTCGACAACAAGTTCGTAAAGGGTGTTACCTGCAGATAGGTATGAGCTGTAAAACGCTGATTTTACAATGTATTGCTCGGTTTCTGTGATATAGAACAGTTCGCTATAACTGTCGTCATTGTCCGCCAGATTAAACGAGGCGTCGCGCATCGCTTCAAGTGTGGCCACAGTTTTAATAATTTCCTGTTCATCGGGTTTATAATAATTTGGATCCGAAAATCCATAGTCATACATCTGTCCGTCTAAACTCGTAGTAACGGCGTTTCCGATCAATTTTTTTGACCAGTTATGTTTTACTGGCCGGGCGAAAATATCCTTGTTGGACGTGATGACGAAATTACCCTTATGGGCCGTCAATGTCATACAGAACAGATTCAATATAGTTTTTAGGAAAGTATTTGCCGGGAAATCTGGCATATAGTCCTCAAATTTTAAGTAGCCCGGATCTTCGCGCCAAGGGCTGCTCAATAAAACTGTAGCTACTTCATCCCAATATTTAAAGTAAAATGTCGGTACCAGTACGTCATGCATTTCGGTGGAATCAAAAGGGGAGTTTTCCAATTTATCGCCAACAAGCTTGTTGATCAGATATTTTAAGCGGAACAGAGGAAAGATAGGCGCGGAAAATGTCGGCCTGCCCGGAAATAAGAAGCTTTGATTGCCCGGATTAAAGCAGTTCAGGTATTGCGATTTCATTTCGCGGTACACCGTTGTTTTTCGAGTGTACTCCTGATCGCGAGAATCAGTTCGGTTATAATACCACCGGAATGCGGAATTATTCGTTTTGATGTGTATAGGAGCGGCAACGTAATCCGGATGCGAGTTGTAAGCCAACGGGTTCATCCAATTTTTATAATGATAGTAGTAACTCGAAGGATCATCCCAATCAAAAAGCGAAGTTGATCCGTCGAAAACCACTTCGCCAAAATCTTTCCCGAACATGGCTTTCTTCAGGCTTTCATTGAAGTCTACACCTTTAAAAGTCAGCTTTAAAGCTTGATCATATTCGACCAGGGATAATGTACCATGGAATATTGAGATAGGCCCGAATTCAATACGGGATTCACTGGCCATAAAAAGTTTGTTCCCTTCATGCGCCCCGAACCTTTCCGGATATCCAAATTCCCGGAGATTTTCGGGGGTGGGCGGCGCTTCAAATGTTAGGGAGTAAGGAACAGGGAGCCTCTCGTCTACCATCATCGGGTTTTCGATGACAACACCGATCTGGATATTAGGGGAGAGGGTTAACTTTTTATTTTGTTTATAAACACTGAGCATGGTAATTGAAAAAGATGTACCGCAAAATTGGCGGTACATCGGAGGTTAATAAAGGACACTATAAGTCGGCATTGTTCTGAATGCGCTGTAGTTCGGCCTGTTTGGCGTTAAAGCCATTGGGTCCCAATAAGGCGACGGATACACCATTTTTCAAGACTTCGTGAAGCGCAGCATTTATCCTGTTTCCTTCTGTGATCAGTGCAATAATTTCTTCATTGGATCCTGACTGGATAATCGTTGTCGACGGTGTTGATGTTGAATTTGAGACATATCCTCCTGTAGCCCGTCCAGACATTGTTGTCCGGATGATATCGTTCATCTTTAGGGATGATATCGTCCCATTGCGCTGAGCTCTGTCGAGGATATCAATTATCGGACGGATATGTGGATTGCGGACAGCCTGGTTATTGGCAACGAATTCGGTTCCATCTTCTCCGACAATGACAGTAGGAGAGTTTACGTAACCCCTCTGGTCAGGGTTGTTTTTTGCCCGGAATTGTTGACCGTCCTGACTCCTGGTCACATCGAGATACCCACCATCTTCTTTACCTTCAATCGCTGGCAGGGGAGTTTTTAAGATTGTGGCAACCTGTAAACCACCCATTGCACCGACCAGGGCAGCCAGGAAGATATTTGGCAGTGCTTTGGTCACGGCAGAAGCTGTATTGACGATAGCGGACATCAGGGCAACATTACGTTCACGCTTAGCCTGATTATGCGCAACGACGGACTTCTTATGCTCCATATCTTTGTCCAACTTCTCGATCTGGGCATTATAGGCCTCTTGGGTAATTGTTCCGGCTTTTAGGCGCTGGTCGAGGTTAGATTTTTTCTTTTTGTTGGCCTGTTCGTCCTTTTGGAGCTGAGCATTTTCTCCTGCAGCAACCAGGGCGTTATACTGTCCCCATACTTGGACCAAGCCTCCGACAGCACCGTATATCCGTTGCAATCCTTCTGCCGTGGTATCTACATTTTTAAAAAGGCTCTCCCAGTCTTCAATTTTCATCCCGAGGATATCGGTCTTCGCACGATCATCGGTTTTTAAGTTCTCGGTTTGGTCTACCCCCTTTAATTTGGAAATTTCTTCATTCAGCTCTTGAATTCTCTTTTTGAGTTTTTCTTTTTCCTCTTCGGAAAGAAGCTCATCAGATAAATCAATTCCTTCCATTTTACCGGACTTCATTGTATTATTCAGTATGGCTAACAAATCATCAAGATGTTTCCGTAATGCTTTTTGTTCTTCTAATTCTTGTTCATTGCTTATTAACCTTTTTGCCTGTCTTAGATTTGTTACCCTATTGAGCTCCTTTACAGTTAATTTTGTGGAAAGGGCTTCTTTAGCCTGAGCGAGCGTTGTAATCTGGGAAAGCTCCTTTGAATGCTGGATACGAAGGTCTGTGATGAATGATTTATTGGCTGCCAATATTTCATCCGTACGTTTGTCAATGGCATCTGCATCGATTTTATTGATATTGCGCTGATGGTTATTTTCAAGAATCTCCATCGCTCGCAGTTGTTCCTCAGTCATCTTTTCGCGCTGAACACCAAATAGACCTGCATCTTTCATCCTTTGCTCATAAGCTTCGTTTTCCTGTTGGATCAGGGGATCGGTTTTGTCTACAAGCTTTTTTCGGTAATTGAACTCTTTATTGGCCTCATCGATCAATTCCTGTGTGCTCTTTTTCGCCGTTTCCTGATATGAATGATTGTACTTTTTGTTGATGGCGTTCATTTTTTCCTGATGCTCAGTTTCTAAGCGTAATAATTCATTTCGCTCATCCTGCGTCATTGATTTGATATTCTTCTGAAATACGCCAGCAGCAATCTGTCTATCCTGATAGTTTTTTTTCTCCGCTTCAAGCTCCCGGAGCCTCGCTTTATTGGCTGCCCGAGCAGCCTTGTCGGCAGCACTGCTGCTACTGCCTCCGGTAGACTCTTTCATGTCCAGGGCATCTAACTGGGTCTGTATGCGTTTTCTTTCAGCCAGGTTCTTTTTCCGGCCAGCGATATCCTTTTCGTTAAGGGTTTCAAAAGCGGCTTTTAATTCCTGCAGCTTTTTTTCGAGATAAGCGCGACGGTCACCGACTGTCTTTATCTCCTTTTCAATGGACTCCGCTTTATTGGGTGTAAGACTGTCTATTTTTTTGCCGACATCTTTTAATTGAAGATAGAGACTATCCAATCGGATACTATTTACCCTGGCCTGAAAACTGTCCCATCCACGTGTCATCTGCTTGATCAGCGCATCCTGTTTCTCCATTTCATCAATTTGGCGCTTGATGGCGTCCCGGAGCTTGTTGTAATAGCCTAATTGTTCAATCAAAGGTTTGGCTCCAAATTCAGCCTTGTCCAGATCAGCAACCTTTTTACCGTATTCCTTTACACGTTCTTCAGCTAAAGTCAATTGATTGAGTAATCGGATCAAACGCGATGGCATCACCTCATTTTTGTTGGCTCGCATGGTCTCGCTCAGTGCAGTATACTCTTCCTTCAGGCGCTTTTGATCTTTGATCGCCTGATCGTAGTTGGTGCGGATAAGTGCTTTTTCCTGTTCTTCGCGCGCCTTGTTTAACTCGAATAATGACTGAGCAGCTCCTTTTGCCTGAAACTCTTCCAGACTCATATTTTCAAGCAATTCTGGGTATAGTTTCTGGAGCTCAACAAAGGCTTTACTCTGTGCATACCTGGTCAAAGAAGAGTCGTTGATCGCGGAGGAAAGTTCCTGAGTTGAAGCCTTCAGGTTATCCGAGAGCTCTCTTGCCCTTTGCATTTCATCATTGACAACTTTCTGGGCTTCTTTTGCATCGTAAATGCTGTTCACCATTTTAACCATCATGGCCGTTAGTGCAACGATAGCTACTGCGACCACTCCATAAGGATTTAAGGCCATTTCGATATTGAGCAGCCGTTGTGCGGCCTGCGCCCTCATGGTATTACCGGTAAGGATATTATATGCCATCGATAAGGCTAATGTAACCACACGCAGTGTTCCTTTAACAGCTGTGGCAATAGTATCCCACTGGGTCTGAATTTTGACTGCAGTGTAGTAGGCTACAACAGCTACTGTGAGCGAACTTATCACTCCGATATGATTTACCAGGAATGTGATCAACGTACCAAGTACCCGGATGAACATCGTGGTCAGGTTTACGCCACTTGTCAATACCGGGAATAATTTTTCACCAAGTTCACGCCAGTACTTGGCGACTTCTTTTCGCGCCATTTCAAGCTTTGCGGCAGCATTTTCATTCTTGACGTTATATTCCTGGGTCAGCGATGTACCGTTGGCATAAGCCTGATTAGAGAGATTGATCTGCGCTCTAAGCATTTCGGTATTTTCCGAAAGTTTACCGATCACGCCGATCGTACGTCCGCCATCTTCACCAAGATCACCGAGTGTTGCTGCCAGTTCGTTGATTCCATTGGAATTCTTTTTAACGCCTTCCATAACCCTGATAAATGCAGACATAAAGTCCTTCTCCAGGAGGTCTTTAAATTCGGTGAGCTGAAGTCCAGCATATTTTGAATAAACATCCGCATTGCTGGCCATCTTGATAAAGAGCTTGGATAGGGCAGTGCTGGAAACCTCTTCGGACTGGCCGAGTGCGTCGAGTGTTGCACCAAGCCCCATAACCTGCTGTATGGTCATGCCAGTCAGGGGAGCGATACCCGAAAGCCTTTTGGTAAAATCAACGATATAACCCTCATTGGCGGTGGAAGCCATACCCAGCTCATTGATCGCCGATCCGACTTTAAGGAATGCCTGCTCAGTGGACAGGGTATCTTTCAGCTTGAAGATATCGACCAGCTTGCCCACAGCGTTGACAGTTTCTTCCACGTTTCCGCCCAGATCCTCATTGAGGGCGACCACAAGCTGATTGTTGGCCCTGACGAATTCTACGATGTCATTGATTTCGGTATAGCCCAGCTTACCCGATATCCTGGCCAGGCCGAGCAGATCTTCCTGTGAAGTCCTGGTCTGTATATTCTCCAGCTCCTTATTCAGTCCGATAACGCTATCCTTGTTGAGGTTCGTGGTTTTCATGACGTCGCTCAGCTTATCGTCGAACTTGGCAAAGTCTTCTGTCGCTTTACGTATGCCAGCTACTGCAGTACCCAGTGCAAGGGCTCCAGATACCCAGCTGTTAAAGTAAGACTTCAGCTGGTTCTGCATGGATGCCAGTATCCCACCGGTCGACTGTGCCTGCCCCCGTAGTTCGGCAAGTCGTGCGGACACTGCTGCCATCTGCTGGGTAAGCCGGTTAAATGTTTCTGATCCGGGTGTGGCCTGCCTGCGCAATGTTTGTAGCCTCCTCAGTGTTTTCTCCAGATCTCCGATCGTCTGGTCTTCTAACCGGAGTGACTGCCTTACCTGGGCGAGCCTATCGCGGTATGCATCCAGCAGCTGGTTATATCTGGTCACGTCCTGCTGCAGCTGCCGGTACCGCGCACTATTGGTCTGGCCCTGACGTTCCAATAGCTGCATCTCGCTCTGTGCTGCCTTAAGTTTGTTCTTATTATCTACCATTGCCCGGCTGAGCCGTCCGATCTCGGACTGTGCACTGTTGCCATTGACAATGATATTGAGGACGAGATCCTCATTCTTTAAATTGTTAGATGCCATTGATATTAAGGGTTAGGTTGTTGCCATTGTCGGCGTAGGTTGAGTGCTACGTCATCAGTGAAGTCATTCTGAAGCCGGTGCGCTATCGCATAGTAATGGCCCATTGCAAACTTGTTGTAGATCTGGAAGCCCTTTCGGGAACGCCTTCCGGACTTATCCTTGGTGTTGCGCTGCGCATCGAGTAGGCGCAAGTATGCCGGGAAAGTAATGATCAGTTTCCCTTCGTACCTGTTGCTGGTACTGACTACGTTGATCGTCCGGTCGTCAAATAACCGGCGCGTATGAAAGTGGAGCTTGGCCCGGAGCTCTCGGCCCTGGTTCTCCAGGTACCGGCGACCTTCCTGCTCCAGTATGCCCCGGATGAATAGCTTCTTTAGCTGGCTCATAGGTGTAGATGTAGGTTGATGGCTCAAAGTTCATCCATGAGGAGCTCCAGCTAAAGGACATGGAGGGTAAAACAGTCTTTAAAGGGGTGTAGAGGCCGATTTGGTCATATATCCTAAAAAAGGGTGTTTTTTAGGGGGGTAAAAAAGGGTCTGGGCGGTCGGGCAGATTTTAAAGAGATCGATTTTTTAGTTTTAAAATTTTGGTTTTTTCGCTTATTTATCAGGTGTTTACATGTTTTTGATCCGCAAATAGGTGTATTTTTCGGTATTTTCCGGTTAAAAGTTGGTACTGGTAGGCCAATAAAAAAGCCAGCTTTGGTGCTGGCTTCTGAATTAATGTGATTTTATGGTGTTTTAGTTGAGTATTTCGTCAGTTTCGATGTCCACGATCCGGAGCTTATCGCCATGACTGATCAAGCCAGTGGCAACAGCATACATATACAGGTTCTTAACAAAAGCTGTTGGATTGTCCCCGAGTGTCAAAAGCACCTTGTAAATATATAAAGCCTGATTTTTTATGACCAATAGTTCCTGATCTTTGAGCTTTGTGAAATATTCAATGAGCTTTAATGTCTGAGACACCGGAGTAACGGTTCTTTGTTGTTTTCTGAGTTTTTTAAGTGATGTCATGCTAAATTAGGATTTCAGGTTAAATATACTAAATGCTTATATAACAAATGATAATGTTGCTTATTTAAACCGATACTGTCAGAGAGTATCCGTTCCAGCCTCCAAAAGCTCGGTATTCTGGATCAATCGTGATTCCGTTAATATTGATATCCGGGTAAGGCACACAGGATCCTGCTGAATCTTCGCCTGTCAGATAACCAAATATTTTAAGGATCGCTTCTTCCGTACGTTCATACTGGTCGAGTTCAGAGTCAAAAGACTGTCCGGCATCATCCTTCTCCAGGGCATAGACCGTAAATGTATAATGCCTTTTCACAGCATCGATCTTGCCTGAAAATCCGTGCATGGGCATAACGCAGACTAGACTCAATCCGGAGGCATCCGATAATCTATTAACGGCCTGGTCATCTTGGGCCGCTCTGCAGTAACCGGCAGCAGCTGTGATCGTCTTCAGCTTTTTACATAGCTGATCAAATTCTCTAATTTTCATTTGGGGTAGATCTTAAGTAATCAATGTGTTTTTTGTACATGTAGACCAGGATGGTAAACAGGGGAGTTGTCTCCGTCTTTTCAATGGGGCCGAAAACCCCGGAGGCTGCGATATCATATAAAGCTCCCCTCCAGCCAATACCCTGTTTTTTTACTTCCAGCCCTTCTTTTTCCGCCTCCGAGGGCTCGGGAAATAGTACGGATAAGTCAATTTCTACGCCCTGTATTTTCAGCGGTATGGTCTGGATCACATTGATGCACATCGTGTACCATAAGAGAATACAGTTCTTTTGCCAAAAAGGAACTTTTTCTACCAGATCCGAATTTTCAAAAACTTCATCGGCAACAAATAGACCGCGTTTTCCATCGCTTCCTGTACGGTAAAGGCAGGCAAGAAAGTAATCCAGGGATTCCTCTGCCTGGTCAAATTGATCTTCCCGAACAGCCTGAAAATAATCCTGGCTGTGATTGTTTGCCCACTCGAACTCGGCGAAGGTGATATCCTGGAGCAGGTCTTCCGGACCGTACAATTTATGTGAGCCGATTCTAAGTAATGGGAAATGATTTATAACAGTATTATAGCTGAATTCCAGCGATATGTCGCCATCTTCGGTATGGATTTCCTTAAATGGCCATCGGCAGAGCTTTTCGGCTAATATACAAAGCATCTCATTCTGCCGGTCGTTTAACTTCATCCGCTGTTTGTACGCTGTTCGTATATCCATTTCAAGACCGGTCAGCCGGCAGAAGACTTTCCGCTGGAAATCTTCGATAGGCTGCTTCCCAGATATCACCTCAAAAGCTTCCCTTGCAATATAGGCCGCCTGATCATGGTTGCATTCATCCCAATTAGATGGGATTTCAATTGTTTTTCCGGCTTCCAAAATTTCTAAAGTATGCATACTGATGGTTTAAGAGGTGCGGACATATTTATTTTTCGGATCATTTTTCGGCAGCAATGGCGCCTCTACAGAGGATTTGGAGCGGAACTTTCGAAGATCATCCAGGGCTTTGTCAGCATCTTTCTCTAAGTGCAGCATGTACCATTTGATCGCAGACATTTCTGCGACATTGGAAGAGGTGAGGTCCTGGGCGTAGTTCCGGTAATTTTGTACAACCCCTTCCGGCATGACTTTTATTGTCAGCCTTTTTACAGCAAGGGCCATTGTATGGAGGGAGAGCGCTTCCTGGATATAGGAGAGCTGGCCTTCTAGATCAGCCGATGTCGTATTTGTCTGGAATGCATCGATCAACACCTGGTAATCTTCGCCAAGTACTGGCTTTATTTTTTTCAGCTGGATCTCCCTGATCATAGGGGTAAGGACATAATAAAAGCTTGCTGAATCATCAATGTAGAAATATTGGTTGAATATTTCGGTATTGTTCAGGAACAGTTCACGGCTACGTTTTCTACTATCGCTATCAATCCAGTCCTGATCAGCAGTTGCATCCAGGTACCTGACAAGACGGTCCAATGACTCACGGTATTTTTTAAGGGCAGCCTCATCGTCCTTGTCGATCTGCCATTGCCATGCCTGGGATTCGTTTGCCTTATCGATCTTGGCTTTTCTGCCGTTCTCGTCATGACTGATGTTATTGCCCTGATAATAAGCATAAGCTGCTCCAGTGGCAATCGGCAGCTGTACATGCTGCAGGAAATCCTTCTCGGTTTCGGTCATTGCAGACCCTTTTTCCAGGATAACGATGGCCCGGTCCATAACAGGTTTGCCTACAAGAGCGGATACCTTTTCGGTAGTGAGTAGGATATCCGTTTTGACGCGTTCAAATTTGATATTGGCGAAGAATGTACCCGAGAGCTCGCGCATTTCTTCAGAAGTATTTACAAGTAGTTTCATGTTAAATATTATTGGTTAGTCTGTCTTGGGATGAAACATTGTCCTCTTTTTGAACTACGGGGCGATAGAATCCCATAAAAATCCCATCTTTTTCGGGCCAGTTGGCAGCAATTGCACGGTTTATCGGTTCAAAGATCACGCTTTCCGGGATCGCGGTATCTGCAGCCCAAAATAATTTCAATGCGTATAACATCTGTGATCCGGATCCAAGCTGTCCGGGGATAATAATATTTGCTAAAGAAGGGTGCAATCCCATACCGGATGTTGAGGCGCTGTCGGCCTGGGAACCGACCTTGAGCTGCGCTTCAATAAAATCATGGATTTTCTGGTCGATAGCTTCGATTTTCCATTGGCATAGATTTCCCTCATCGTCGTAAAAGTCTACAGTCTCGATGAATTTCCCTGCATTTTCATTACCCGCAAGCGCACTGGAGATATCGCTGAAAAGCTTGTCTTTTATCTCCTGCAGCAGGACCTCTATTTCCTCATCATCTTTATCCTGGTGACGTTCCTGGAGCTTTTCCTTTTTAGCCTCCCAATAACCATTCGGGCTATGGATATGGAATGATGCCGAGATTCCATTTTTACCAAGATATTCGATGATATCCGGGATCTCGCTTGATCGCCAGAGCCATTTGAACGTTCCAAAAAAGCTGGGAACCGAATAAAAGCGGTAAGCAAAACTGTAGGTATTATGATAGCTCATGGATACCCCGTACTTGAACGGATCGTTAGGCTGAAAAACCGGATATGGAACCAGGTCACTGTCCAGAAAATTATTCAGGAAATCTCCCACATAAATTGTCCGGACATTTTCCAGTCTGGGCGATCCGTACTCCGGCCATCCCAGGCGTGCATCTGTTCCGGGGACAACCTGCAGACTGGTAATAAATCCCTTTTCTCCTGGTATACGTGCGCCACGGTTTCTAAAGTTCTTGGTATAGAATCCTTTGAGGTGTTTGTATTCAACCAATGCCATATCCAAAAACCGTCTCCAGTCCCAGGATTTAAGCCACTTACCAATCTCCTTATCCTCAAGGTATGACCTGGTTATTTCCCCATTTCTATAAACGAGCCTGTAAAGTGCAGGGCCATTTGAATACAAAAGTCCGATCTGACGTTCCAATATTCCCGGAGCAAGATTATTCTCGGCCATAATATTGCGCACGATTTCGGGAAGATTATTATTTATACCATGCGGAACGATTTTAACACCCTGATAGATCTGCGGAGCGGTTTCCCAATTCGATGAGTCGAAGAACTGTGACATCTCACTGGAGAAAGATGCCGTAGAAACGGTATAAACTTTACCTCCGGTCTGGATGGCAGCGGAGTGTTTTCCGATCCGCTTAACGGATGGGCGTATACCACCATTTGTATTTTTAGTATTTGTCTGGATTGCCGTAGCAGGGATATTAGAACGGCTAGCTTTGGAATTTTTTGTTTTCATATGGAGGGTTAAATGATGGTTAATTTTTGGCCATTGAAGCTGAGTAGGTTGCAGTGCCAGAAACGTCTGGGCTCATTGGTATTCAGGTTCAGGTACTCTTCCTGCAGCTCCGCATTTCTGTTATACTTTTTTACGCCACGTTTGCGTAAAATGGCTTTTTCTACTTCAATGATCCCACTGGTCAGGCCCCTGGTCTCATCAAACGAAACGAAAGAGAATGAAAATGACTTACCCTGCTTTGTCAGCTCGCGCATTTCCTGAATTGCCTGATAGATGGTCATAGTGAGAATGATTTGTTTGTCAAAGGTATTTTTAAGCAGGAGGGTGGTAAAGGACAAAACAGATATGTCCCCGACATGGATGTCGGGGACATCAGAGCATTAACGCACTGTGGAGCTCATGATGGTCTTGTTTCGTTTTGTCCGAATAATATTCCGCCAAGCACGGCGCATCATCAGATATTTAAAACTGTCTGAAGCATTCGTACTTTCCATTGGAAGCCGTTCGATCTCGAGTTTTTCAGAGGACTTGTCCTTGGTTGTAATAGATCCCTTTTTGCCCTCTACGATCTTTGTTTTTGCCCCCTCGAGGGACGATTTCAAAGGCTTACACTGAAAACGGTCGATCATTACTTTGGGCAGGGCCTTATTGCTACCGCTCAGCAGCTCCTGCATAAAGACAAACTCTTCAAATTGCCCTATATTTCCCTGGGCCAATGACATCAGGTTTACGCGCCATCCCGTCTTTGTCTTGCCATCTGCTTCGTATTCGAGGGCTTTTTTCATTGCGGATGCAAGATCCACTCCGGCGTCTTTGTAGTTATTCCCGGCACGGTCATAATACAAGTTGATGACCTTCTCTTTGTGCGGTTTGAAATACTCCAGGAACTCTTTTGCGATATCAGGTATCCATTGAGGGGAAATAGAATATAAAAATTTGAGGATCCTGTAATCTTTCGGATTTTCCTGTGCGATCGACATGGATATCATGTTTCCGAAGTCCATGCCCAGGTCAATTGCTTTACTTTTATTGAGATATTTTAGTTCCCTGCAGTCCGGTGTATCTGCGATTCCGAACCGTTCGGCCCATACCGGATCAATACCATCATCATAAAAATGATCCATGGAAAGATTGGCATAAAACCGCTCTCCAGAGGCTAGCTGAGGTTTTAATGAAAGCACAGAAACATCCGGATTACCCAGGTCACTTGTCATCGCATCAACAAACCATTCGGGGGTCAGGATGTCAATGTTGACCAGGGACGAGGCTACGAAGAAAAAGTGCTGGCCAAGTTTATGCAGCCGGGTCTGTTTCCATCTATCCAGCCAGCGGAGCTCTGTCCGGCGTTTCTTGATTGTTTCCTCCCGGTCTCCTTTTTCTTGATAGTATAGCCGCTCCTGGATTGCATCGTTCAGAACAAGGGCGGTCTTGAAGATTCGCAGGATCCCATCTTTGTCCATTTTTTTCCCCTGCTTGAGAATCCAGTCATATTCTCCGATCCTGGCCGTGTTGGGCATATCTGTTGTAAAAGTCTGACCGCGATAAAAAACTGATTTGCTATACTTGGCAGCATAACCCCGGTTCGCGCGGATAATATTTTCGATCTTGTGCTCCGGAAAATATTTTACCTCATCGCCCAGCACGTGTACATAAGAGCGGCCCGCAAGACTGGCAGGTTTATCCAGCGAACCGAATGTGATGTTCAGCCCCGTATACCAGATCATGGTGTGCTTATAGGTCGCCAGTTTATTATAGGGCTTCCAGAAATGGTCGCGGATATCCTCATCCAGGTCTGCACATTCGTCATCCGTATAGGATGGCGGCTCTATGCCCAGGACAAAATGTATCCCCTGTTTATATCCTTTCCGTTCCAGTCCCTCCAGTACAGATGCAAGCACGTTTTTCTGCAAATTGGCATAGGTATCTGCTACCCAGGCAACAGGAGCTCCGGGCATATCGTGTGCCATCTCGATCAATCTTTCTACGACGATTTCTGTTGTTTTGGCAGAGGCACGGCCCAGTACTGCATAAAAGAACCTGGTCATGATCATGGCACTGAACTGAGCAATCCAGTTCATAAATGCGACCTCAGCATTTTTGATGGTCTCGGCAACCTTTGGACGCCATTTCCTTGAATTACTCATTGTGATTGGCGATTATTCGGTCAAGTTTTGCCGGAATGGACAATTGTTCGATCAGAGCATCCTGTTTAATGTCAGATTTGATTGCTTCAGGTAGATCCAATGAATCTATTTCGGCTGCAAGCTCGTTTCTGTTGATTGCAGGCAAACCAGCTTTTGTCGCATCGAGGGTAAAGACACGGACAGGTTTCTGGTACATTTCTTTCGGCAGTTTGACTGGATCAGCCTTGTCAAGCTCCTGAAGCTTCGCGGCCTGCATGATCATTTCGCTATGGATCTTCATGTCCACGGATGACTGAGCATTTTCCCGTACCACCAGTGCAGCTGCTTCGATCATTGCTGCGTACTTTTTACGCAGGGCTTTTTTTGTAATGTTATTGTCGGAATAAAAGAGATTGATCGCTTCGGAATACATTTCTGAGGCCCGCTGGTGTTTTACCTTGAGGATATCAACGATATATTTGATTGTGGCCCGTTGTCCGTACTGGCCATCCATGTCCTTGATGAACTTCAGGGCATCGACATAGATATGTTCTTCGACACTTGCTTTATGAAGAGTCCCTGACTGTACATAATCCATCAGTCTTTCGAGGGTTCCCTCATCCTCGAAACCTCCAAGGATATCGAGTTTTGAGATTTTGAATGCCTTGGTGCGCTTAATCTCGAATATCTGCTTATGAGCGCTTACATCGCCTTTACGGGCAAGGCCGTACAGGCCGAGGCGTTCGTCCAAATCCTGCTTGACTCTTCCGGCATGCAGACGCTGCCAGAGCTGCGAATCTTTGTTTGAAGCTTCGCGTTCAAAAATATTCAGCGGTATATTGAAATAGGTCGCGATATGCTCGTGAGAACAATCTAGAGCAGACAGGATTTCGAGCTTTTCCCACTCGGCCTCGGTTAGGTTAATGAGGTTGAGGTATATTTCCATGTAACAAAATTGCCCCTGTTTTAGGGGCAACTAAAGGACATGGATTGGTGCC